TCTTGCTCACGCCCGACATGAACGAATACGAAAGGAGTAAAGATGCAGAGAATCAACCTGACAGCGTTCCGCAGAGTTTTCTTTGAATCCGGTCTGACTATCGGTGAACTTGCCAGACACAGGATCAGACAAGATCTGACGCGCGGCATCTTGGACGGTGCAATTGACCGGATATCGTTCTCGTATGCCGCCAGCTACGCGAGATTGTTCAACGTGCCATATGACGAACTGTTTCCAAATACGAGAAAGATCGACAGGATCATTTGGGAATTTGCGGAGGTGGAATAATGGGAATCTGGATATTTCTTCTTGCTTCTGGGTGTTTTTGCGCGGGGTACTGCCTTTCCGGGATGCTCGGTTACGGCACCCGTGAAGATCTTGAGCGCGAGGCTGAAGAGTTGAGACGAGAGAACGCCCGACTGATGCGGAGTAATCTCACGCTTCAGGAAGAGATCGAACTGATGGAGAAAGAGACGAGATTCAGAGAGAAAACGAAGGTATGAGGGCCGCGGGGACGGCCCTTGCACCATTCAGGAGCGGGGCTATGAATGATTCGTTGTGGGATATCGTTTTTCGAGTCGTGGAGGGTCGAATGCTGGCCCCGAAACAGGTTCATAAACTCTGGGCCGCACGCGAGACGATCGAGCAACACACCGAAAGCATGATTTTTTCGACCTCGTCCATAATATACCTCCAAAAAGACCGCATCGAACCAAACGAGAAGATCACGAAAGACGCCTCGGCGGTTCGGGTTCTCGAAATCATGGACAACGCTCTGGAGTCCCTTTCAGAAGAGGATCGCCGCCCCTGGGGTTGGAGGTACTCCGAGGGGATGACGCTCGAAGAGGTGGGCCAGATGATCACCGACGCACCGAGGGGGTGCCGAGACGCGGTAACATTCTGGCGAATGAAAGCGAAAAGAAAGCTCGATCATGTTGCGTTGATGCTGGCCAGAAAGATGTGGAGAGGGGCTTAGTTGCACGCATGCCGCAGCCGTTTGCAATCTTTGTTATTTGTATGCTAGAATATGTCATAACCAAAATAGTCAGAAGGCCCCGAGAGGGCCTTTTTTCATGCTATGTGGGTTTATTTCACAAAAATGAAGCTACACAGCTTAATACTCACAGGGAGCCTTCGGGCTCCCTTTTCATTGGAGGTCATTTTGAGTCAGGTCACTCAATGCGACGAATGCAGGAAGACTGCACATATGACCCACCACTGGCACAAGCTGGACAATCTGGATTTTTGCTCGTGGAAGTGTGTCAAGAAGTTCGTGAATCGAAGGATCAAGCAGGATGAGGAGTACCAGATAGAGAAAGAAGGGATTGAATGCAGATAGAAAAGATGAAAGTATCAGACCTAAAATATGCTCCATACAACCCACGAAAGATAGACGAGAAAGAGCTTGCCAAACTCAAGCGAAGCATCTCAGAATTTGGATACGTCGAACCTATCGTCTGGAATGAACGCACAGGCTTCGTTGTTGGTGGCAATCAAAGACTCAAGGCACTACGCGAGCTTGGGATAGAAGAAGTTGATGTCGTGGTTGTTGACCTTGACGACGCAAAGGAGAAAGCTCTCAATGTCGCCTTAAATAAAATCTCTGGCGAGTGGGACTTCATCAAGCTAAAGGACGTATTGACTGACATTGATACAGGAGACTTTGATATAGAGCTGACTGGGTTTGACCTTGACGAGATAGCGGACCTCATCACGTTTGATAAAGAACCTGAAGAAGACGGTTTCGACACTGATACTGCAATAGAGGAAATTGAAGAACCTAAGACGAAGCGAGGAGACATCTACTTGCTCGGAAAGCATCGTTTGATGTGTGGAGATTCAACTGTCAAAGAAGATGTCGAGAAGCTGATGGATGGAAAGAAAGCGGAACTAGGTTTATGCGACCCCCCATACAATGTTGGGCTTAACTACGAGACTTATGATGATTCTCTTGACACGAAGCAATACAAAGAATTTAACAAGAATTGGTTTGTGTTGCTTCAAAAAAACACAGCAAAACAAATAGTAACACCGGGTGCTGCAAACGAATCTCTGTGGGTTACTCTTTGTGTGCCTTATCATATTGCTCCTTGGGTGAAAACAAACGCTCTTACTAATGGGAAGATTTCTCATTTTATGTGTGCTGAACCAATTCTGTTTTATGGCGAGAAGTGGGGTAAGAAACGAGCAAGCGACGTGTTCGACTTCCCAATCGGTAGTCAAAAAGGTGTTGGCAATCACCCGTGTCCAAAACCATTAAAGCTATTTGCTGATTTGATAAGTAACTATTCAGAAGCAGACGACTTGGTCCTCGACCTCTTCGGTGGTTCAGGCTCAACCCTCATAGCTTGCGAACAACTAAACCGCATCTGCTACATGATGGAACTCGACGAGAGATATTGTGATGTCATCGTGAGACGTAGGGAAGAGTTCACAGGCAAGAAAGCTCAATTGATAAGGAAGTGATTGTATGGCTGGCAGACCGAAAAAGAAAATAGACTATGAGCTTGTCGAGAAGCTGGCCTACATTCAGTGTACTCAGGAAGAAATCAGCTCGATTCTCGGCATATCGACAAGGACTCTTCAGAGAGACAAAGAATTTTGTCGCATATATAAAAACGGAATGGACAACGGGAAGATGTCTCTAAGAAGATTACAGTGGAAGGCCGCAGAGAAAGGCAATAACACAATGCTAGTTTGGCTCGGTAAACAGTACCTCGGCCAGACAGACAAACAGGAGCTGGCCCACTCTGGCGGCCTCGACATCACTGTGGATTTGGTGGACGATGGGGATTAAAATTCATACTCGCATATTCAACAAGGCTTTCAAGCCGTATCTCGACAACCGTTCGCGCTACGAGATCTTCTACGGCGGCGCAGGTTCGGGCAAGTCGATGTTCATCGCCCAGAGACTCGTTCTTCGTGCTATGAAAGAGAAAGGCCACAAGACTCTCGTCGTCAGGAAGGTCGCAAAGACGAACAGACATTCGACCTTTGCACTCATCATGGCCATTCTTCGAAGCTGGAAGGTTCTGGGCCTGTTCAAGGTCAACAAGTCGGACATGGAGATCGGCTGTCTGAATGGCAATCAAGTCATCTTCACCGGTCTTGACGACGTGGAAAAGCTCAAGTCGTTCGCGGGTATCACTGACATTTGGGTCGAAGAAGCGAGCGAGATCACGCAGGAAGACTTTCAACAGCTAGATCTCAGGCTCAGAGGCAAGACTCAATGGCCGCTGCAAATCACAATGACATTCAATCCTATCTCTGCTCTGAGCTGGCTCAAGTCCTACTTCTTCGATGTGCCGAAAGAAAACTGTTCGATACACAAGTCAACTTACAAAGATAATGACTTCCTGGACGAACAGTATCGGGGAGTCATCGAGGACCTGAAGAATCAGGACCGCACGTACTATCAGATCTACGGACTCGGTGAATGGGGAGTGCTCGGAAACCTCGTCTTCACAAACTACGTCTTCGAAGAAATCCCGTACAAAGAACAAGACTTCGACGCTGTCTATCAGGGCCTCGACTTTGGCTTCAATCATCCGTCTGCTCTCGTGCGTGTGGGATTCAAAGACGATGAACTCTATGTATTTGATGAACTGTATGAGAAAGGACTCACAAACGCTGAACTGATTCAGGAAGTAGCCAAGATGATTGACAAGCGTTCGCAGCTCATAGCTGATTCAGCCGAACCTGCAAGAATTAAAGAGTTCCAACAAGCAGGCTTCAGGATCAGTGGATCGGTCAAAGGCAAAGGCTCTGTGAAAGACGGCATCGACTGGTTGAAAAGGCACAAGATCCACATCTCGAAGAACTGTCCGAACTTGCTGGCCGAGATGCAGCAGTATTCGTACAAAGAAGACAAAGACGGCAATGTCCTAGTTGAGCCAATAGAGTTCAAAGACGACGCGATCGCGGCTCTAAGATATGCGATCGAACCTGTGAGACTGAGACGCAAAATCACCGCCGGGTACTCGGCGTGGAGGTAAAACATGAACCTTAATACTATACGCGAACTCATACGAATCAACGGCGAAGTAACTTCACAGATAATCACGGATCTCATAGATGAACACAACGGCAGGCATGAGACGATGAAGAGCCTGTATGAGAGATATAAAGCGTCTGAGGCCGGAGTACCCATATTCATGCGTTCGTATTCGGT